TGTTACCATTAAACACATTTGCATATAAATTACCATTTATATCACGCAATGCTAATGTGTTTGCTACTGCAGTTATATTTGCATTTAGATAGCCACTTGTTACATCTACCCATTGATATGTAACACCGTTATACAGATATTGATAAGTTCTATCATTGTCTGTGTCATACCATTCATCACCTTGTTGTGCATTTGCGGGTGCGCCAGCTTGTACTACATAGGTTGGAACTATCTTACCGTCTCTTGTAATTGTTGTTGCTACTGCTAAGTTACCTGTTACTGATGCAACATTGGTTGAAGTATTGAATATGAATGCATTACTAGCACCAGTATTACCTGAATTATTGAAAATAATTTCGTAATTATTGCCGGGTGCTGGCACATTACTTAAAATTGTTCCGTTAAAGTTACCAATAAATGTGCTTGCAGTTATATTACCAACAAAACTACCGTTCGCTGTACTATTCAAATTACCAACATTTGCATTGCCACTTACACTAACACTTGTTAATGTACCAACACTTGTTACATTTGGTTGACTTGCTGTAGTAACCGTACCTGCTATTACAGCAGAATTTGCAGTATTTGCTAATTCACTATATGCAGCAAAGTTTGCATTAGCAACTATACCATTTACATTTGGTCCGTAGATGTTTGCCAATGCATTGCCATTACCAACAAAGTAATTTGCAAGTACAGTGTTGCCTAAATTAGCATTTGCAGATGTTAAATTGCCTGCAATACTCAAACTGATTAACGTACCAACACTAGTAATGTTTGGTTGTGCGTTTGTAGTGACTGTACCTGCTGTAACAGCAGTTGTTGCGTTTACTGCATTTACTGCATCATTAGAATACGTTGCATAGTTTGCATTTGCAACTTCTCCTAAAATATTAGCACCTAAGAAGTCGTATAGGTTATAAGCATTACCAGCAAAATAATTTGCTATAACTAATCCACCTAAGTTGGCATTAGCTGCATCTATATTACCACTTACACTTAGACTTGTGAGCGTACCTACACTTGTTATGTTTGGTTGACTTGCTGTTAAAATATAATCAGCATAGGCAGCATAATTAGCATTTGCTACGATACCAGATACATTTGCACCAGCAACATCAGATAAGTTGTAACCATTACCTACATAAAAATTAGCAGTAACAATGTCACCTAAATTAGCATTTACTGAATCTACATTGCCACTTACTGTTAAAGAAGTTAAAGTACCAACACTCGTTATGTTTGGTTGACTTGCTGTTGTGACAGTTCCAGCAGTTGTGGCTGTGTCGGTAGTAGCCGCATATGCTGCATTTGAAACTGTACCTAAAACATTACTTGCATTTATATTTGCTAGATTACTACCATCACCTATAAAGAAATTAGCATAAACTAGATTTCCTAAATTTGCATTACCTGAATCTATATTACCACTAACACTTAAATCCGTTAATATACCAAGACTAGTAATATTTGGTTGTGCGTTTTCAGTTATGTTTCCTGCATAATATGCAAAATTAGCATTATCGGAAAAAGTTGCATTTGCTACTGCACCATTTATGTTAGCAGCAACAATATTTGCTAACCCTGCCCCATTACCTATGAATACGTCTGCTCTTAAATTACCTAAACTATGTATGGTAATTGTATTGTTTACCATTGATACATTACTTGCGACAGCAAATTCTGCGTTAGAACTATCCCAACCCATAAATGCATCAACTGGTAATGTTGTGTAGTAGTGCATTAGTGAACCGCGATCAAACGTATCATTCGCAGTTAACGGATCACCGTTTGGATTTCCTCCCATCTCTATTATAGGATCTTTGACTACAAGAGAGGTTACGTCGGCGTAAATTGTATTTCCATATACAATTAAATTACCTAACATAGTAGTATCGCCCTTAACTAAAAGCGAACTATTGCTAATCATTCCATTAGCTTCAACGAAATCTACATTAGCATTGCCTATGACAACAAGATTACCTAAACTACCTACTGCTGTAATATTTGGCTGACTTGATCCTATAACATTTAATGCTGAATTTGCAGCATTTGAGTTAATTGTGTTTAATGAGAATACTGCATAGTTCGCATTAGCTACTGTACCAACAACAGCATTCGCATCAACATAATTGATGAATGCACCATTACCTACAAAGAAATTTGCAGCAGTTACGTTGCCAGAATTTATATTACCTAAATTTGCCGTGCCTGAAACACTCAGTGAGGTTAATGTACCTACACTTGTTATATTTGGTTGATCTGCTTCAGAAACATAAAACGCTAAAGTAGAAAAAGTAGCTAAATCAGCATAACTTGCAAAGTTAGCATTGGGTACAACACCAACTACATTGGGTCCTGGTATATTAGATAGTAATGCACCATCACCACTATATACAGGTGCATATAAAATGTTTAGTGTGGGATTGTAATATAGATTAGCATCCCCGCCTAAGTTACCAAAGTTGTTATATTGAAGTGCCCCAAATGGTCCTTGAGGTGTTCCACCTCCACCGGCAATAGTTTCAAAACTTAGATTGCCTAATCCATCAGTAACAACTGCTTGACCGTTACTACCACCTAAAATTGTAATACTGCCGATACTACCTAATGCTGCACTTGTTGTTACGTTTAATACATTGGCTACAACGTTACCATTGGCGTCAATAACGTCAATTGGATTATAGCCTACTGAAAAACCTTCTTCTGAATTAAACTTAACTATTGCCATTTTATATCATTCTATACTGTGTTGTCCAAACTGTAGAATTACTTGTAGCAGGTGTGACTGCTAGTGAAAGTAACCCTGAACTGTAAATTACTCTTAATTGCCCAACTTGACCGCCCATGTTAACTGAACTGTACACAGCATAATTTGCTGAAGTTCCATTATGAATTCCTGATAATGAAACTACTGTGTATTTGCCTCCGGTAGCCTCTTCACCTTTTACTAAAAATTCTGCACCTCGTATTACATTCGCATCTAAACTTGTAATAATTTGATTAGCTGAGGTTGAGGTAGTTGTAAGGGTAGCCCAACTTAGTGCAGTGTTACCAATATTAATATTATAGTTTGCTGAAAAATTATTAGCACTTGTGTTTGCAGATACGGATAAATTACCTGTAACATTACCACCAACTGAAGTTACTGTAACTACATTAGCAACACCGTTTGCACTTATAGTTACGTTTGAATTAGCATTTACAACAACATTACTATTACCATTTGTAAGACTTGAGGTCGAAATAGTATTGAAAAATAATACTCCATTACCATACGTTGCTAACACTTGATTTGCTGTTCCGTCAGCAACAGGATATAATAAATTTGCTGCTTGCAATGATCCAACATTTGCTCTATTAGCTGTATCAATATTACCCGTAACACTCAAAGTTGTTAGTGTTCCTACTGTTGTAATATTTGTTTGGCTAGCTTGTAATACAGTGCCTTCTAAATTACCTATAAAAGCATTGCCTCTTATATTTGCTAGACCGTTTGATGATACGATTTCACTTGTAAAGCTTGTTACATTAGATATTGCTTGAAATTCTAAGTTTGCTGTTTTCCAAATGAAGGCTTGATTATATGGACCTGATCCATTGCTATAGTAATTATGTAGTATTAAACCTCTATCTTTACCGTCGTATGCCCCAATGTTTGCACCATTGGCATCTCCGCCTAAATTTATTAATGGATCTTTAATTGCTAAATTTGTTACGTTTATATAATTAGTATTACCATTTACTGTAAGATTACCTGATATAGTAACATCACTTTGATTAAATGTATTGCCTGTAACACTTAATACTGATACAATCGTATTACCTTGTAAATTAGCATTTGATGTAACAAGACTATTGCCTGTGCTACTAAGAACTGCATTACCAAGTTGAATTGTATTACCTAAATATAAATCTTGCCATCTCTGACCAATTGACCCTAAATTCAAAGTACTATTTGATCCGGGTACCACATTACTAACAACAAAACCAGTAATATTGGCGTTGCCTGTTTTTACAGTAGAAGTAATGTTTATATTATTAGTATCTATATTTCCTGTTATATTCGCTGTGTTACCTATAAAAATATTACCAGCTACATTTCCTGACGCTGTTATATTACCGGTTGAAGTTATCAGTGCCCCAGTGACATTTGATGAAACACTTAAATTTCCTGTGATATGAACACCGTTGTTCATTGCAACTAAAACATTATTAATGCCAGCAACACTTATGATTACATTAGCATTATTGTAAACATAAACATTACTAGTGCCATTAGAAATTTCAAATGTGTTGATTGTGGCGAATCCTAAGATTCCGTTGCCATCTGTTGAAATTACTTGATTTGGTGAACCATCTACTGTTGGGTAACTTAAATTACTTGCTTTTAATGTATTAAAATTGCCGGTAGCTGAAACATTTATATTACTTGCGGTAATATTAGCACTGACTGATAACGTAGTTAAATTAACCACATTAGCATCTATATTGCCAACTACGCTAAGATTAGCTAATGATCCAACTGTAGTTATATTTGGTTGATTTGCTGTAATTAAAGTTCCGTCAAAATAGTTTGACTGAATTAAATTAGCATTAGAAATATTGCCAACAGAAAAATTACCAGTAAGTGTTAATACATTGCTTACTTCATCAAATTGAAATGCGTCACTTGAACCTGCATTGCCACTATCGTTATAAAGAACTGAAGTGTTAGTACCAGGCACTACGATGTTACCTGATATATTTCCTATTACATTGCCTAAAAAGAACGGAGCTGTTACATTACCACCTGCAGTAATAGTATCAACAGTAGCGATAGTATTAGACTGTACTAATCCGTTAATTAATAATGTAGAGTTTGCTGGTGTGAAAACTAAATCAGGGCTTGCACCAAAATCACCAAAATTGTTAAATTGAATTTCGTATGGGTTGCCGGCTGGTAATTGGAAGTCTACAGGATCGCCATTTGCATATCTATAATTGTCTGTTAAAATTATATTTGCAAAAACATTCCCTGTAAGATTTGCATTACCTGTTGTAATATCACCATTAGATAATATTACTGTTAGAAGGTTTTCTCCTACCGAAAAGCCACCTACGGAATTTAGTGCTTTTATAGCCATTTAATTTTAACTCTCTTTATAAGAAGTTACCATTATTTTATAGCTAGTAGAAAATGAAGTTAAGGGATCAACTGTTAATTCAACATTACCACTATTATACTGTACTTTAAAATCTCCAACGCCACCGTTCATATTAATAGTACCATATTCATAATATCCAACATTGCTTCCTAAAACTGCAGTAAATAATTTACTTGTTTGTCGTGTGTTTGACGTAGCATCAGTACCAATTACAGTATAATCAATAGAGCAAACTGTATTTGCTAATACTCTATGTAATACTTGATCTGTTGCCATACTAGCTGTAACTGCAAAGACTACGCTTTGTGTAATTAATTCGTAATTACCGGATCCTACACTAAATGTGTTTGCACTTAATGCGCCAGTAACGTTAACTTTATTGAGAGTTTTATCAAAAGTAAAATTTCCACTGGCATTTGCTAAACCCGAATCATTAAAGATGATAGCTGTATTAACGCCTGGTACAGTGATGTTAGCTGTGATGTTACCAATTAAGTTGCCATAAAATGTACCAGCCGTAATGTTACCGGAAGCACTTATGTTTTGCGAACTTAAATTAGCAATATTACCTATGTTGCCAAGGATGTTTCCATTTTGATCTACTACTGTAATTGGTGGTATACCTACTGAATAACCACCTACCGAATTGAAAGGATCTAAAGCCATAATTGTCCCAATATAATTTATTAAGTATTTATCATTTTTGGATATTGCTAGTGTAGCCAACAAAAAAGCAGACCGAAGTCTGCTTCCTTGTTCTTCCCATCCCGAGTGGAAATTATAATGTATTTATAGTCTTTCTTGGTTTTCCGCCTATTTTCCAACCAGAATCCAACCAAGTTTGTAATGTGTCTTTTTTGACCTTCTTTTCAATTCCGTCTTTGTTTATGACTCTGTGGTTAGTTTACAATTTGAACCGTGCCATCTTTTATACATACCGATACTTATAATTTTATCGCAATGTTCACATTTTTGTTTCTTTTGTGAAGGGTGTGTACCTTCAGCCAATCGTTTTAGATTTGCATCCGAACCTAAAAAGTTATGAGTTCCTGCGTCTATTCGTTTTTGATTTGTTTCAGGTCCTAAAAAATTATGACGACCTTGTTCAATTAGTTTCTTATTAAGTTTTCCTTTATAGTTGGGTGCCTTACCATTCTGCCAATGATGTGTTCCGTTGTTGCTATTCATAGTGCTTGGATTGCTTTTAATTGAATTGTGATTACCTCGTTCATATGCTAGTTTAGCGTTTCTTCCATCAAAATTAGGATTATTTTTAATAAATTCTTCTTTTCGTTCTGGATTTCTACTCATCCAATGATTGTCACCTTTTACTTTTTCTAACAATTCAGAATTTTTACTAGTCCAATGATAATTACCTTTAAATTTTGCTACTACTTCAGGATTATTCATAGGATTTGCTGATCCAATTGCCCATCCTGTGCTTTTATTGCTCATATTCATACAGTTTGGTTTACCATAATGTTCTATGAGATACTTATCCTCTAACTCAATAAGTTGTTCAAATGATTCTGCATATTCTAATATTTCTCTTGACAAACTTGATCTGTCTTTAATTTCTGATACCCAAATTCCAGAACCCATATAACCATCATTAAGGTTCTCTGTGCTATGTCTACCAACATAGTATTTGCCGTTTTTGTGTGTTGTCTTGTATATAAAATGTTTCATACTATTATTTATAGTCTGCTGCGTTAAATTATATACACATATTACAAATTAGCAATAAAAAAGGGAACCAAGGTTCCCTTTTTAGAAAGATAACTTTCAGTATAATAAAATCACTGAAAAGTTAAATTGCTGACAGCTATTTCTCCGACGTAATCGGCGGCATTGCCGAATGACGAGGCAGTGTTAGTTAACTCGATATAACCATAACGAGTCATGAAGCTAACTACTGGCTCAAATGTTGATGGATCTAGAACAACACCACTGCTCATCAATGGAATGTATGGGCAATAGAATGCTGCTGCGTCTGTTTCACTTGATCCCTTGTAACCAACTAATACTGGAGTTGTGTCAGGAGCATAGCTATCAACGAATACACGCATAGCGCCATTCAATGTACCAACAAACTTAGTGTTTGTAGGAGCTTCGAATGTACCTTCTGTAGTACGTGCAAATGCTGAAGTTGTAGCAGACTGTAGAACAGTCAATGCTGCTGAAGAAACAACTGCCCAGTTACCAGCGCCACGACGTGTACGCTGAGCGATTAGGTTAGCAACACGATTGATTAGAACAGCTAGTGCAGCATGTTCGTCACCAACGTAAGTAGCAGTACCTGATACTGTAGCTTGGTTGTATGTAAACTCTGTTGATGCAAGAGTACGTAAGCTTAACAAGATTTCCTGATCAATTTCAGCGGTGATTTCTTGTGCTAGAGCAGCCATAATTTCTGCTTCAACATCAATACCATGCTGACTTTGTGCATCTTGTGCAGCTTCAAATGTCCAACGAGCTTGTAACTTACGTGACTTAGCTTCAACTGCCTGACGTAAGATTTGAACGCTGATCTGACGACCGCCGTTACCTTCCATCGCAGCAGTATCGTTAGCTGTATAGCTAGTTACTGTTGGGTTAGCAGCACCACCTGGTGTACGTGAGTACGCCTGAGCGATCTTGAATGGGCTTAACGCTTCTTCACCTGCTGTTACACTTGTTTGCGCTGCGCTGTTGTCAGTTAATGACTGAGCATAACGTACACGTAGTGTATGAATCTGACCAACTGGACCAGTCATTGGCTGAACGCCGACTAATTCGTTAGCGATAACAGTAGGCATAACACGACGGATAACCGGTAGAATTACACGGTTAAGAGTAGCGATATTACCTGCTGTTGTTGTACCTGCTGAACTTTCAGCGAGTAACTGTTTGCGAGTGTTTTCTAATAAAACACCCATAGTTGAACGACGAGTTCCTTTTAAGCCTTCCATCAGAGCTTCTTTGGCTTCGCCCCAACGGCTTTCTAAGAGTACTTGTGACATAATTATATTTCTCCTAATTTTGTATGTCTAATTTTAAAGCCCTGCCAAACGCTTAATGTCGATAACATTGTCACGGTGATGTGACTCATCCTCAACTTTTGGTTTGATTGCAGCTTTATCTCCAGTTACTTCTTTTACTGACTCATTAATCATAGCCTTTTTAGTAACAGGCTTTTCTGACCCAGTATTGAGTACTGCTGGAAGATACTTGTCGAAAGCGGACTGTAGACGCGGTGTCTGTACGCTTTCCAATAAGTTCTTCATTAAACCTGCCTTCTCCTCATTTAGAGTAGATAGCAATTCACCCATGACCTTATTACGCTCATTGGATTCTTTAATAACACGAACTTCTTGTTCCTTACTTTCAATTAAGACTTTCGCCTTATTGATTTTTTCGGCGGATTCTGACAATTGACGATCTTTTTCTTCTAACATACTTAATAATGAACGTGTATCAGCCTTCTCATTTAAATGAGTTGAACTGTATTCACTTGCATATGCTTCAAAGATTTTACGACCAAAGTTATTTTCACGTGCAACTTTGATATCTTCTTTCAATTGACCTAATTCACCCTTGAGGTGACTAGTAACAGCAGAATTTAAACGCTTAGAACTTTCTGTAACAAATTTGTTCTTTAGTAATTCTAATTGTTTGCGTCCTTCAGCAACTAACTTAACCTTTGCTTCAACTACGGCTTGCTTGTCTTGTGCGAATTCTTTAATTTCACGTGCTAATGCGTGAACAACGAATTGCTCAAGCTTTTGCTGACCTTCTACCTGTAGTTTACGATCATTACGTAGTTCTTTGATTTCTTCTGCTAACTTAGTTACCATAAAATCATTGAACTTACTTGCGTTTTCACGTAATTTGACCTGTGCTTTTACGCGGTCTTCGTTCATTGCTTGTCTTTCAGAATAAAATTCACGAATTTCTTCATCAAGATTTGCAGTTACCATTTTGTCAAGGGCTTCCACCATTACATTCTTGTCATGCTCATATCTCTGTGCGAATTCTTCATGCAATTCTGCACGTACTTGCTCACGAGCCTCATTCAATTTTGATTCCCATGCTTCGTTTATAGCTTGGCTGGTTTCTTCATTGATAATTCCGCTCTCAAGTAATGGTTTAATAGCATCAAACATGCTGTATTCCCCTATTATAACTTGAGGTCCTTGATAAGACGAACCACTTCGTCTTTCAGGTATCTCTGTACTTTTTTGTCGTTTTGTGCATCTTTTGCAATACCTAACAACTTATGACCATGCTTCATATTCATCATGCCTTCATAAATTGCTTTTGGGTATGCATTGGGCGCACTAGGCTGTGCGACAATATCCACAGTGACTATTTCAAAGTCACTAACCTTACCAGTAGCATCATCTACATTACCGCTTCCTCTACTACTAACACCTAATTTTACGCCACTCTCTAGCATGGTACTAACTAACTGTCCCATTGGAGTAGGTAATATTTTTAATTTGCCAAAACCATTAGGACCGTCCATCCACATATTTGTTATCATGTGGCTGACGCGGTCTAAATTGATTTTTAAGTCATCTGGATGATCAACTTCTCCTAAAACAGAGTTGCCTTCCATAATTTGCTCATTGAGTTGATCAACGGCTGATGCGATTTGATCAACAGGGTAAACACGCTCATTTGCGTTCTTTACCCCGCCTTGAATGAAGATCCCTTTCATGTAAAGGGACTTCTTATTTTCACCGTCACTAACGCTTTCAACGACCATGTTAGCACGGTCAAACGTTAGATTCTCTCTAAGATACAAAGCCATTTGCTTTTAGAGTCCTTACTTCTTAATTATTTTTTTAACAGACTTCTTAGATTCGGCTACAACACTGCTGTTGTTTTGACCTTCACTACCCTTGCCATGTTGTGGCTTAGGAGCTTTTTCTAAGTTCATACCTTTTTGTGCTGGACGATTTCTCCACTGACTAGCATGTTCAACATCTTTAGTATCTGGGCTTAATAAACCACCCTTTGTACCACCTGTTGAGCTTTCGCCACTGAAGTTAACTGGCTTAGCACCTGTTTGTGTTACTTTTGGCTTTGTTAATGCTGGGCTCTTTGTTTGTGCGCCATCATCACCACCAATTTTACTATCGTACAAACCAGACACTTTAGTTAATTGTACAGATTCTTCTAGGCTTTCTTCCATAGATTCTTCGTCATCATCAGATGCTTCCATCATATCTTCGTCATCCATGTCACCCATGTCATCATCCATGTCGCCCATGTCGTCATCACCCATGTCGTCATCACCCATTAATTCTTCAAACTCAGCCATTAGCATGTCTAGTTTATCTTCTAGGTCAACAACACGATCCTCTAGGTCTTCTAGGTCTTCTTCAGATTCTTCATCTCCGAAACCTTCTTCATCATCAATCTCAATGTCAGCGAATTCATCTTCATCTTCTGACATGCCTTCTTCGTCAGATTCTACGTCAGCACTAATTTCATCTAATAGGCCGCCGGACATGTCTTCAGCCATTGCTTCTTCGTCCATTATTGATTCATATATTTCTCTGGATTTTTCAACCACTATATCGTGAAATAATGCACGTGCTTGTTCTTCATTCTCATTGATTATTAATTCAATAAGTTGTT